TTTGAATTATGTTGGTAGTTTTGAGATCACTCAGGTTTTCTATGGACACCTTTTACAATTCACCGCCATGATTGCAGCTTTTAAGATGATTACTTTGGTCATGCCATTTTTATTCCCAAAGCCCCAGCAAAAGAAAAAGAAGGGCTTGAAAGAAATGGAAATTGCAGCTCAGTGCAGCAATGACCCTGTTGTTATTGAGTCTCTGAACAGGTGGGAGAAAATCAAAGCTGAATTTGATCAGTCTCAGAGTAAATTTCAAGTGGAAATGAGCGCAGTCATGTATAAACTTGAACTTCATGAATGTGATGTTGACGAGGTTCCGGAACCTGAATCTGATGAAAGACACAATCGCATTCATAGGTGAAGCGACAAGTCAAAAGGCCACCGAAACCTCACACAACCGTCGAACCCCAAAGTTTGACCAAACACAATACGCAAATGATGGATATTCAATCCAAGATCAGAGCGAGAAACGTTTTTCAGTTCTTGACTCCTATTGCCAAAAGCAATAAGTCTGGTTCAGAGACTCATACTGTGTCTGGTTATGCGCTTGCCGTCAGAGGCAGGTGCATTTTGTTTCCCTACCATTTCTTGAGTGTTTTGAATACACACGTCGAGGAAGGGGAGATACAGACCACTGATTTAGTGGTTCTTCGTCGTACGCTCGGTCTTTATGACATGTTGAAAGTTCAGGTCGGAGAGATTTTAGATGCATACATGCCCTTTCTTCCTGGTGAAGATAAGGATCTGGTTATGATTGAGCTTCCAAAGCGCTTTCAGCCAGTTCCTGATATCACTAAGTTTATAGCCACTCTTGATGAGGTGATGAACTTGAAGAAGTTTGATGCGATTCTTTCTATTCCAAACCCAACCAACGCTGAAGTTCACACAGTTGTCGCTGAATATGGCGGAACTCAGATGATAGGCGTTGGTACTGATTTTGAGCCCTACTCCGTTAAGAGCATTTTTAAATATCAGTCGCAGACCAGCGCTGGTGATTGCGGCTCCCTACTTTTTGTCAATGACAAGACGACATCTAGGTGTCTAATTGGCATTCACATTGCGGGGGCCGCTTCGCTCAAAATTGGGATGTCTTCCGTCATTTTCAAAGAATTCATTGATCAATACTATGAATTCTTGAGCCCAGTCACCATTGATCCTCCTGTGCACATGGCTCTTGAAGATCTCTCGATTGCGACCCCTAATATGTATTGTATTGGGAAAATTCCAGATTGTAAGCCTTACCCCAGATCAATTGGCAAGTCGAAGATAATTCCATCACACATTGCTGGCTTAGCTTTTCCTGTCACCCGATTTCCAGCCCGACTTCGTCCGTTTTATAGAAATGACGGGGAAAGGGTTGATCCAAATGAAATGGCTCTTCGTAAATATTGTCAACCTGATGTTTATATTGATGAGACGCTTCTAAGGATTGCTGTTCATGATCTTTGTGAATCACTGGTACGTAACTCCAAAGTTTTTGTTTCTCCTGTTGTGTATGGCTATGAGGATGCTGTGCTTGGAGATTCGAGTGGTTACTGGACCGCTGTTCCTAGGACTACCTCTTCTGGTTATCCTTGGAATTGTATGTCTGGTTCTTCCTCTAAAACGCGGTTTTGGGGTACGGACATGGACTATGACTTGACCACGCCGGAAGCTTTAGAGCTTGAGGAGCGCGTCAAGAGCATTGTTCAGAAGGCCAAGAAAGGTGTGCGTTCAGCGCATTATTTCACTGACTCACTTAAAGATGAACGCAGGTCTGTTGAGAAAGTCACAGCAGGTGTCACTCGCTTAATTTCTTGTTGTCCGGTCGACCTTTTGATCGCCTTTCGCATGTACTTTGGAGCTTTTCAGAAATGGTTAGTTGCTAATAGAATTGAGAATGGCTATGCAATTGGCGTTAATGAACATTCCGCCGAATGGGACATTATAGCCACCAAGCTTGATAAATTTGGCAACCATGAGAATAAGGAAGATGGTGATCAAGCCGGGTTTGACACCAATCATAGAAACGCCATGTCTTTGGCAGTTTTTTCTGTAGTTTCTTCTTTTTATGGTGATGCGGACAAAGAAGCCAATTTGGTTCGAGAAGTACTATGGCAAGAAATTGTCAACTCGGTCCATTTAAATGAGGGATATGTTTATGAGTGGTTTACTGCTCTCCCTTCTGGCGCACCCCCTACAACGTTCTTTAATTGTACCGCGAATCAGCTGCTCATGAGAGCTGCTTGGTATGGCAAGACGAGACATATAAAGCCAACACCATTATTCGACGATCATGTCTATTTAATTGTATTGGGTGATGACAATTTGTATTGTTGTGACCCTGGCTTCACCAATTTATATAATGGGCAGTCAGTTGCCTCAGCTGTTGCTCATTTGGGATATGTTTACACGCCCGCAGACAAGGGCTTACACAAGTGGTCCATGAAATCGCTTGCTAAGTCCTCATTTCTGAAGAGGGGCTTTAGATTCGATCGTGAATTTGGTCGATATGTAGCCCCACTAGATTTGGCCTCAATCATGGATATGGTCAATTGGCAAAAGGAATCTAGTAATTCCTATGCCGATTGTGAGGCCATCATTTCAACTGCCTTAGATGAGCTCATTTATCATGGCAAAGAATTGTATAACCAGTACAGTGCTCAACTGCTGGGTGCAATTGCTAGAGTACCAGAATTAACACCTCCTCGAGCACTCTCTTACCATATGCGAGTTTCAATACTCAAAAATCGTGAGGAGAAGCCGGAGTTGGCTAATCTGGATGGCTTCTTCTCTGGTTACGATTATTTCCAGGACACATTCTCTGATCAAACGGAATTAAGACGCTTAGAAGAAGAACGAGGTTTGCTATTTAGCAATACTGTCAGGACGCCTCGGTGGCAGCCCCACTCAAGTCCAGGATTTGGAGAAAACTCAACACGATTGGTTCATCGTGCTGTTTTAAAACGGACTGCTACAACTACAAACAGAGAAGGTAACTCTATAACAGACCAAACCGACCCTGGCTTGACGGACCAGGGCGTTTTCGAGACTTCCCGCATGATGCAGGAACAGTCAGATCAAACGTCAGATACCACTAAGAGTAATGTCGATGCTGAAACACCCATGACCAGAATCGTTTCTTACAAGCCCCTTCATCCGGCCTTGTTGGATTCAGCCCGCTCTGGGGTTTCGCAAGACATTGCAGCGTTTCTCGCGAAGCCGATTGCGGTGGCAAGTGGAAGCTTTGCCACATCCGACACTTACGCGACGTTCAACTGGGTGTCTTCTGGAATACCCCAATCATTGCTGTATGCACAACCCCTCTGGAGTAATAAGTTGCTCGGCAACTATGCTTTTAAGGGAACCTTGCATTTGTCAGTCCAGGTCAATGCTACACGATTCCAACAGGGACGATACATCCTCGGATGGGTCCCCTCCGGAGGAGGAACCAACTACGAGAAATGGCGTCGCCTTAAAACTGCGTCTCTTACATTGGCGACTCAAGTACCGCACGTCGAGATTGATCTCAACTGCGACTCAGAAGCTACGCTCATTATTCCCCAGATCACAGCACAGGGATGGGCTTCATTCAACCCCTCAACTGTGACTTACGCAGGCAACAATGGTAGTGTTTTTCTCACAGCTTATGAGCCATTAGCAGTTGCCACTGGTTCAACTTCTTGCAATTGGAATGTTTTCGCACATTGGACGGACGTTGAGGTTTGTATGCCCGTGCAACCCCAGTCTCGAGCGGGAACAAAGACCAAGATTAGGCGAAAAGTCCGCTCCATGGAATCAATTGAACAGGATTCCCAGGATATTGGACCTTTGAGTTCTGCCTTTTCCAGTTTGGCAACAGCTTCATCAGCGTTGAGCGCAATTCCTTTTTTGAGTTCGGTGGCTTTACCAGCCTCTTGGGCTCTTGGTGTTGCGTCAAAGATCGCCAGTTCTTTTGGTTGGTCCAGGCCTCACAACTCTGAACACGCACAGATCATCCAGAGATTTATAACTCCTCGACTCACTAATTGTGATGTTGCAGATAATAGCGCAGTTCTAAGTGGAATGGATTCCAATTCAGTAGAAGATTTGCCTGGGTTCGCTGGAAGCAATCTGGATGAAATGTCGTTGTCATACTTGACGACTATATCCGCATACTTTGGAAAAGTCACTTGGACTTCCGCACTGGCTCAAAATTCGTTGTTGTATACCACAAATATGGCTCCACGTTTATTTTACACTTCTAATGCAGTCGCTGGGGTCAACAATTTTTCGTTAAGCCCCCTTACCTATTTGAGTGGATTTTTTGCTTTATATAGGGGTAGTATTAAGTTGACCGTTAAGCTCGTTAAGACGGAATTCCACTCTGGGCGTTTGATGGTTAATTTCAAACCATATGATGATCCTTCAGGTGGCACTAACGCAACCGCATCAGGCACTGCCTATGAGCATAGGGAAATTTTGGATATTAGGAATGGAAACGAGTTCACGCTCGAGTTTCCCTACATGTCTCCAACCCCTTACCGTTCCACATCAGGAATTGAAGCTGTTTATGGTTCAATTTACTTTTATGTGTTGAACACTCTTGAGGCACCTCCCAATGTTGCTCAGGACATCACTCTTCTTATTGAGGCATCTGCTGGCAAAGATTTTGAGCTTGCAGAGCCCTGTGACCATTCAGGTGTTCCTGTCCAAATCTTTACTCCTCAGATGGGTACAAACGTTTGTGAAATTGTCTCTGAGCCCCTTGGCAATTCGAAGACTTTTGAGACGGATGTCCCTGCAAGATTGTGTATTGGTGAGAAGTTTATGTCTGTGAGACAACTTCTCAAGCGGTTTTCTTATCTTGGTGTTGGCACTAGTAGTCAACCCACATCCAACGTATTTATGGAATGGTACGTTTGGAAAAATGACATGTCGTTTCTTGACACTAATGGTTTAGTGGGCAATGTTTTAGCCCCAGATCTTTATGCCATGATGCAACCATGTTACGCTTTACAGCGTGGCGGATTGCGTGTCAAAATCATTCCAACAACTTCAACTACAGACCGTTCTTTTTCAGGTCTTGTTCCTTTTAGAGGAAATGCTGTTATTCCCTTAAACAGCATCAATTGGGCAGCAACGTCAGCTCTTATGACGCCAAATTTATTTGGAGCTGTCAAACCTGTTTCTATCCAGGCCATGGAAGTTTCGGGAGGAACAGAACTTCAGGTTCCTTATTATTCAAGAACGCAGGCAGCTGCTACTTGCGATTTGATAGGAACCACTACTGCTGCAGTTGAAGGCTTGGATTATATTCCATCAGGTCCCGTTCCTAGGACCAAGGTTGTTGTTAATTTTCCCACCTATACAACAACCACTCCAAAACCATGGCTCTTTCGGGCTGTTTCTGAGGATTTTTCTTTCGGACTCTTTGTGTCTACACCACTTTTAGTGGGATGGTCACCAGATTACGTTGGATAATCCCAGTTAGGACCATGGCAACACCCATCACTTTTCGA